ATGGCATGGGATGAATCAGCTGACAAGTTCGTAGTTGGTACTACAACTGCTACAAACACATCAACTGGTAACTTAACAATCACTACAGGAACTTTACTTGCTAACTTAGAAGGTAATGTAACTGCAACTAACGTATTAGGTACAAACTTTAAAGCAAACGATGGAACAGCTTCTTTCGCAATCGCAGATTCTTCTGGTGCAGTAACTTTTGCTGGCGTTGTAACAGGCCCAAGCACAGCTACACTTGTTGTAAAAGACAGTTCTGGTTCCGCTCTGACTACTATAAGAGGGGTTTAACATCTTATAAATAGTCTAAAAGGACGTTTATAATGGCAAACCCAACGACTAGAGAAACACTAAAACAATACGCTTTAAGAGCTCTCGGCAAACCTGTAATCGAAATCAACGTTGAAGACGATCAACTAGAAGACAGAATAGACGAAGCCTTACAATTTTTTTCACAATATCATTACGATGGCGTGGAAAGAATGTATCTTAAATATCAGATCACTGAAGCTGATATCACACGAGCAAGAGCAAATACATCCACTGTAGTTACTGACACTGCTGATAGTACAGTTAGTGCAACATGGAAAGAAGGTAATAACTTCATTCCTGTACCTGACAGTGTTGTTTCTATTATCGAAGTTTTCCCATTTACAGACAAATCAAATCTAAACTTATTTGATGTAAGATATCAATTAAGATTAAACGACCTTTATGATTTTTCATCGACAAGTGTTCTTCATTACGATATGACAATGAGACACTTAGACTTTTTAGATAGCATACTTGTAGGTGAAAAACCAATCAGATTTAATCAACACAAAAACAGATTATACATTGATATGGATTGGGAAAATGATGTGTCTGCTGGTGAGTTTATTCTAATTAAATGTTGGAGAAAATTAGACCCAACAGTTTTTACAGACGTATTCAATGACATACTTATTAAGAAATATGTCACACAATTATTCAAAAGACAATGGGGTGCTAACTTAATTAAATTTAATCAAGTTCAAATGTTAGGTGGAACGACTTTAAATGGTGAAGTTATATTCCAACAAGCGCAAGAAGAAATAAACAAGATCGAAGAAGAAATTAGATCCTCATTTGAAACGCCAATTGACTACATGGTAGGGTAGTTAAATGCCTGTCAAAAATTTATATTTCAGTCACGGTACAAGATCGGAAAAGTTTTTATATGAAGACTTGATGATTGAACAACTAAAAGTGTTCGGTCAGGAAGTAATATATTTACCTAGAGAGATTGTATCTAAAGATGATGTATTAGGTGATGCGATATCATCTAAATTTGAATCAGCATATACGATTGAAATGTATGTAGATAACGTATCAGGTTTCGAAGGCGACCAAGATCAATTAACAAAATTTGGTTTAGAAGTAAGAGACGATGTAACATTGATCGTTTCGAAAAGACGTTTTGATATATTGGTTGATCAGAAATCAAACGTATTAAATATTAACAGACCTAAAGAAGGTGATGCTATCTACATGCCTCTCTTTAAGAAAATGTTTCAAATTGAGTTTGTTGAAGATGAAGATCCATTCTATCAGATTGCTGATATACCATTATACAAATTACGTTGTACTACATTTGAATACAACCAAGAAGAATTTAATACAGATGTTGCTGAAGTTGATGCTGTTGAAACAGCACGTTCACTAGACTTATTACAATATCAATTCTCTTTAGAGGTTGGTACAGGAACAACTGGTTCAATAGTATTAGAATCACCATCACTAGCAATGTTAACGTTAGATGGTACAGATGAAAATGGTTCAAACGCAGGTGATAGTTTAGTATTAGATAGAACAGTTGCTGGTACAGATACCGATGCTGGTGATGATATCTTACTTGAAGATGATCTTGGTGAGATCATGTATCTATTACAAGAGGATAATGTTATCACTGATAATAATGATCTAAAAGCACAAAATAAAACGTTCGCTGATGAAGCAGAAAATGACTTTACTTCAGAACCAGATATCTTTGATTTTACAGAGAGTAACCCGTTCGGTGACCCTAAAAAATAGATATATAAATAGAACTAGGAGATTAAAATATGTTAACAGATAATTTTTACCACGAAATTGTTCGAAAGACAGTTGTTGCTTTTGGCTCACTGTTCAACAATTTATATGTTGTTCGAAAAGACAGCAAAGGTAAAGTGATACAAAGAATGAAGGTGCCATTAGCATATGGACCTAAACAAAAGTTTCTCGCAAGAATAGATGAGGATCCAACTAGATCAGCAAACTCACCTAGAAAAACTGCGATCACATTGCCAAGACTAGGTTTTGAAATGGTTGGTCTAACTTATGATTCAACTCGTAAACTAAACCGAGTTACAAAATTTAAAAAGACACGAGGTGGTGATGACAAAAATATGATGTCACAATATCAACCTGTGCCTTACAATATTGGTTTTACTTTGTATGCAATGGCAAAAAATTCAGATGATGCCTTACAAATTGTAGAACAAATATTACCTTACTTTCAACCAGACTATACTGTCACACTAAATTTAAGACCAACAATGGACATTGTAAGAGATGTACCAATTATCTTAAATGATGTAACATATGAAGATAGTTACGAAGGTGATTTTTCAAGTAGACGTGTATTAATGTATACTTTAAATTTCACAACAAAGAATTATCTATATGGTCCTGTGACAAGTCAGAAAGTTATTAAGTCTGTTCAGGTCGATCAATATTCTGATATGCCTGTGAATACACCTAAGAGAGAACAAAGATATACAGTTACACCTGATCCAGTGGATGCAGATGGTGACGATAACTTTGGTTTCAATGAAACAACTTCTTTCTTCCAAGATGCAAAAGACTTTAATCCTGCGACTGGTTCTGATGAGTAATAATATATTATGTCAAAAACTGATGATAAGATATACGAAGTATTAGAAATCGCTGACTTACCTGCGAAGATGGACCATGGTTCAAACAGTCCAAAGATTCCTAGACCTAAAGATAATTTAGAGATAGACAGTGATTACAAATACAGTAGAGAAAATCTTTACAATCTTGTTGAACGAGGACAAGATGCCATTGACGGCATATTAGATTTAGCACGAGAGGGCGAACATCCAAGGGCTTACGAAGTTGCAGGTCAACTAATTAAAAACGTGGGTGATGTAACTGATAAGTTATTACAGTTACAAGAGAAAATGAAAAAACTAAAAGAGGTTCCAGACAAGGCACCAAAGAATGTTACGAATGCTTTGTTTGTAGGTTCTACTACTGAACTGAATAAACTTCTTAAAGGGAAACCGTTGAAAAAAGATGAGTAAAGAGATTTACCTAGGTAATCCTAATCTCAAAAAAGCAAACACACAATCTGAATTTACAAAAGAACGGATTGAAGAGCTTAAGAGATGCATGGATAATCCTGTCTATTTTATTGAGAACTATATCAAAATCGTCACACTCGATAAAGGTTTAGTTCCATTTAGAATGTGGCAGTTTCAAAAAGAAATGGTGAGTACATTTCACCAAGACAGATTTACAATATGTAAACTGCCTAGACAGTCAGGTAAATCTACAACGATTGTTTCTTATCTATTACACTATGTTATTTTTAACGACAACGTAAACGTAGCAATTCTTGCTAACAAATCATCTACTGCTAGAGATATCTTAGGTAGATTACAACTTGCATATGAAAACTTACCAAAGTGGATGCAACAAGGTGTAATCAACTGGAACAAAGGTTCTTTAGAATTAGAAAACAATAGTAAGATCATTGCAGCTTCAACATCGTCAAGTGCGATTAGAGGTGGTTCATTTAACATCATCTTCCTTGACGAGTTTGCGTTCGTACCAAACAATATTGCTGAACAATTCTTTAGTTCAGTTTATCCTACAATTTCTTCTGGTAAATCATCTAAGGTTATGATCGTATCTACACCACATGGTATGAATATGTTCTACAAACTTTGGAATGATTCCGTAAATGGTAATAACAGTTTTTCTAATATTGAAGTACACTGGAGTGAAGTACCAGGTAGAGATGAAAAATGGAAAGAAGAAACAATTAAGAACACAAGTGAAACTCAGTTTAGAACAGAGTTCGAATGTGAGTTCTTAGGTTCTATCGATACACTTATCAGTGCATCTAAGTTAAGAGTTTTATCACACAATCCACCTATGAAACAAAACAAAGGTTTGGATATTTTTGAAGAAGTAAAAGAGAACCATCATTACGTTGTTACAGTTGACGTGGCTCGTGGTGATCTCAATGATAACTCAGCATTTATTGTATTTGATACAACGGCAATGCCATACAAGATTGTTGCCAAATATAAAAACAACGAAGTTAAACCTTTAGTGTTTCCTAATATCATTAATGAAGTTGCAAAGAATTATAATCATGCAGAGGTATTAGTTGAGGTAAATGATATTGGTGGACAAGTTGCTGATACATTACAGTTTGATTTAGAATATGATAATCTAATTATGGTTTCTCAACGTGGACGTGCAGGACAAATCGCAGGTTCAGGTTTCTCTGGTTCAGGTTCACAAATGGGTGTTCGTACAACCAAAGCTGTAAAGAAAGTTGCATGTTCTAATTTAAAACAAATGATTGAAACAGACAAGTTACTTGTAAATGATTTCGATATTATATCAGAATTATCAACGTATATTCTGAAAGGTAAATCTAAGTATGAAGCAGACGATGGTTGTTCAGACGACTTAGTTGCATGTCTATTATTATTTGCGTGGTT